CCTGTTGGTGCGCAACCTTAATGTTGACCATGTCAACAATCCGTTGGAGCGTCTATGACTATAACGTACTTGTATGTAAATGTCGGGGAAGAATATGTTTACTGGCTGACAAGCCAGGAAACTATACCCCTCCCGTATACATCGGGTACGTCTAGTTCGAACGACGTTCACGAGAACTATGAAGACTAAACAGTCCCGTAGTACTCTAGCTGAAAAGATGGCGCTCTTGCTCCGAAAGGAGCAGGAGCTCATCGATCAGTTGCATGAGGTCCGTGTAGAGTACCAAACTCTACAGGCCCTGCAGGCACAGCGACTTAGGATTCGTCTGCATCGAAAAGATTGCAGATGTTACCTTTGTAACTGATGAGTACAACGAGGTTTGGTTTGGCTTCATAGCCTCGCCAACCTCAGTATGAAAACGGTCCAATACAGCACTTCACTTGCCACCGGTCGAGAGGACGTCGATTTTAGAAACGACGCCCATCCTCCGATTCTAGGTCCGGTACCATTAACTTTCGATGGGTGTACTACCCATTTCGAGGAAATGACGCCGAACTCAGACAGGGATCACAAAACTTGGAAACCATTTGAGCATTATGTTGCTCATTTGGACCTTCCAGGTTCTGCGAATGTTTACTCTTACGTGAGCGGTTCGTTCTATCCTGATGATGGAACTTACTACTCTGCGAGAATAAGCGACCCTCGAGTGGGCTACTACGGTGCCTTTCACGGCAACGGAGCAGCAGCTGATGGACCATTCGGAGATCTGGGTAAGCCCTTTGTTGGGCTCGCCCAGCTCTATGTGAAACGTGCGGATGATAACGGGTTTGTCCCGGTACCTCCGACTCTCGGTGTCCTCGAAGCACGGGCCTTGCGGTCTATGCTTCCGAACATCAAGAGTGAGTTAAGTTCCCTAAACTCATTATATGAGCTCAAGGACCTTCCCTCCCTTCCACGGACCCTTAGAGGCCTCTCGCGATTCGCGTTTTCACGCGGATCACGGAAGACTCTTCGTGGTCTCCTCCGAGCAGGGTCGGACGCTTATCTGCAAGCGCAGTTTAACGTCCTACCACTGTTATCTGACATCGCTTCGGTCTTCCGGGCGGTGTCGTCGTATGAGCGTCGTCTAAACGACCTCCTACGAAGAGCTGGGAAACGTCAGAGTAGGCATTTCGCCTACTCCTTCGAAGAGTACGACGGCGTTGCCGATAGCACCGGGTTCCGGTATCTGACTCCAATCAACTCGATTGGACCAGAGACAGGAAACGCGGTATCTATCGTTCGCAACGCTGGCGCTACTCGTTCCCAGTTCCATGCGCAAATTGAGTATAATTTTAATTATACTCAATACCAAGTCGAGCATGCTCGACTACTTGGTGCTCTGGATAGTCTAGGGGTTAACCTTAACCCTGCGATTATCTGGAACGCCATACCTTGGTCATTTGTAGTTGACTGGGTCTTCGGCATAAGCCGATGGCTCAGTAGTTACAAACTTGAGAACATGGAACCTCAGATAAACATACTGAGATACCTGTGGAGTATCAGACGGGAAAGGACGACAATCCTAACTCGGGCTCACGCCCGGGTCGGGACTTGGCCTTGCCCTCTGCAAAACACAGGTCATGTGGGGGTAGTTCAAGAAGTCGCTTATCGGCGACAACCTGGATTACCCACTACAAGCTCGATTGAATCGAGCGGGCTGAACCCTAAAGAGTTCAGCTTCAGCGCCGCGCTCGTGTTATCACGATCGCGGCGACGTACCAAAGTCCGTCGTTAGACGGACGTTCTGTACCAGTTCGAAGCTACATAGTCAACAGCGATGTCGACTATGGCCCTCCTCACATAACTCGGCTATTGCCGAAGTGTGAGACTTAGGGATGTACACGTCAATGAGACAACAAGCATGCTAGCAAATACGCTAAACACGAATGAGATCAAGATTGCCGCTGGGACCGAAATCGAGTTCGCTCGATGGTCCTCCGGAGTCCGTGAGACGGAGTTCAAGGCTATCCTTGAAACGCCGTCTGCCCCCCACCGCCTCAGCATTAGACATGCTGAGTCCGGTTCGGGCCTCAAGCTGCGACGGAGGTCGGTCGCCCGATTTGACAAAACTGTCATCTCGAGCGTCGACTCCGTCACGCCTGTGGTTGTCTCGGCCTATATCGTTCTCGACGCCCCTGTGGGCGCCTTGACGGTACAGACTGAGATGGCCAATGTCCTGTCGGAGTTAGGTAGCTTCGTCTTCCTCACGGGAGCCGATTCTACTTTTCTCTATGCAGGTACTGGCACGGGTTCCGCCACACTCCTCGACGGGTCTGTTTAAGACCCGCCTGGGAAGTGGAGTAATCCCTAATCCCAACGCCCCAGTTTCCTCGGCCGCTTGGTAGCGGCTTCGGAGACCAGTGTTGAGATAGGCTCGCGGGTGATATCTTTATCACCGACGACCACTGCCCCTCTTAGTAAGTTCTTGTTGAAGTTCGACTCGATACTCGACTCATTAACCGTGAGAGCACCGTTGCTCTCATGGAAGTGGATCGGTGTACCGACGTGGTTCTTCGTTACAAGGCTTACTGGGGGTAGTGTTCCGTTCTGGTAAAGATCTTCTCTGATCTTCCTTAAGGCCGTGTGGATCCGCCCAGTGATGGGCGGGTCCACTAGCTTTGGGATGGTCTCGAAGATGGTAGGTGTAGTTTTCATGACTATGCCTGCTCTGTTATCCGCAAGTTCGTTCGTTCGATCATGAAGCGTATGCATGCTCTAGGAGGAATGCCTTATGGTATCCAATAAGAGCCTAGATGAAAGTAAAATCATCGCTGCACTGCTTCATGACGCGTCAAACGCTCATGGATCGGTGTTCAACACTCGTAGCTGCAAGCTGACCGTTCAAAAGGTCAGTAAGCGACTACGTTCCGAAGGATTAGGTTTTCTTACGAAGACCTTGCCTCGTTTGGGTAAGGCCCTTGACAGGGCACTTACAGGACAGACAAGATTGAACGCTGTTAGTCTCGGGTTTGATGCCCAAGATAACAGTGAACTTCCGAGGTTTCTCGGTGAGTTCTTCAATCAAGTCTTCCAACCAAACGGGACACTCCTTCAGCATCCGTGTAGTACTAGTGTCAGAGTCCTGCGACAGATCTTGTACTTGTTTTACAAGTACGAACTGCCCTATACTGATGAACAAGAACAACAAGTCGTCTCCGCCTTTGTCAAGACGGAGAGCGACCTTAAGACCCTTCGTCCGCGTCTTCAAGAAATTGAAGCCGCTTATCGAAGCATCTGTCATTCTGGTAATCGACGCAGTAATGCGGAGACTCCGGAACAGATAGTACGCGAAGCAAGAATCCTGTTAAACAGGCTTTTTGCTTTTTTCGATCCGAAAGACATATATCCACGGCACGGCCCAGGAATCGTTGCTACCAAGCAGCGATTATGGGAGAAGTACCAATGGACGAATGTCTCGGCGCGAATCACCGATATGTATCCTTTCGATGCCTACTTTATGGCGTCGACTGGACATGTTTGTGACCAATGGGATACGATTGCTCGTATCACATCTGTGGATCATCCGGCTCGAGTTTTGCTCGTTCCGAAGGATTCACGCGGCCCACGTCTAATCTCCTGTGAACCCGTTGATTTTCAATGGGTCCAACAAGGACTAGGACGTGCGGTGGTTCAGTTAGTGGAGTCAAGTCCCATTACCAAATGGAACGTCAACTTCACAGATCAACGACCTAACCAAATCGGAGCCCTTCTCGGGTCTCTGACTGGCGGTTACGCGACCCTTGACCTAAAAGAGGCCTCGGATCGCGTATCTGTTGATCTAGTTCGCCTGCTGTTTCCAGAGCACGTGAGTACGTATCTGGAAGCTTGCAGGAGTTTATCAACCGTGCTACCTGACGGAACAAGACTAGAGCTCAATAAGTTCGCACCAATGGGAAGTGCTTTATGCTTCCCTATATTGGCGTTAACTGTATGGGCTATCTTGACCGCAGGGGCACCTGACACGGATACCCGCGAGGGTATCTTAGTGTATGGTGATGATGTGATCGTCAAAACGGCTTACGCCGCTCGCGCGATCGAACACCTCGAATCATTTGGTTTACTTGTAAACCGTGATAAGAGTTGCACCAGTGGATTCTTTAGAGAATCGTGTGGCACAGACGCCTTCAAAGACGTCGATGTTACTCCTGTTCGCTTGCGAACAGTCTGGTCATCAATACCCAGCCCTGAGTCCTACGCTAGTTGGATCGCTTATGCGAACCAGCTATACGATAGGAAGTACTTCGGTACCTACGATTTAATCGTAGGAAGTATGCAAGCCATTTATGGATGCATACCAAGCGAGGACATGAATCTTTCATGCCCAAGTTTACGCGAAGTGCCTGAGTCCCTGAAACCTAAACGCCGTCGTTGGAATAAGTGCTTGCAAAAGCACGAATTCCTCGTTACGGAGCTCAAGTCACCATCGAAAGTTAAGGATATAGATGGTTGGTCAATGCTTCTCCGCTTCTTTGCGGAGGGCGCTGATCAACGTCAGTATCCCGATGGTCCAAGGATCAAGCCAGGCACGCTGTCGTGCAATCCTGGCCTTTCAGTCAGTAAG